ATATTATCGTTTGCAAAAAATCTAGTCTGACCTTCTTTGACACGTTCACGAATCACCTGACTCATTGGACGCCCAAATACAGCACCTTCATAACCAGGATGATACGGTGCTTCCTCAATTAATTTATCCTTCGTAGTCATTCAATACCTTTGTCAGTTTTTTTAGATCATTTTTATTGATAAAAAATTCATACGTATTAATAAGTAAAATATTATCTTCTTTATCCAATTCTTCTCGTATAAAGTAAATTGCCTTCATAGAAGAAGGCGATTTAATATCTTTAATTTTAACATCTAATTTATAATCTTGTCTGTCTACGACTCGCATTATGTACCCCACTCATTCTTAAACAATGGAACTTGAAGTCGATCACTGTAGCGCCAACCTTTCTTCATAGCCATAAGTGCCACATTTTTATTATTCATAGCATATACTGATTCTACTCCACCTACTGGCATCAAATATACAGGACCAGTGAATCCTGCATTATTATATTCTTTTACGGCTTGCTCGGCTTCGGCAACATCGTCTTCGGTAGCTACAACAAACTTAAGATAGACATAACCATGATCCTGGTATTGCATAATAATGTCTGGCTTAATAGCGTCTTCCCATTTCTCTCCACTAACACTTAATTTTGGGCTCACACTAAAGGTTAATTTATCCCATCCTCTACGCCAATGAGTTTTAAGATATTCAGAAAATTCACTAGTTAGCTCTTGTGTTCCGTTTGTCTCAAACGTGATCTCTTGAAGATTGACCATATCGGGATGCGAGAGGAGACTAGGATACGACTTTTGCCACCCAAGGAGTGGTTCACCTCCTGTAATAACGAGATGCTCACTTGCCCACTTACCATGAGGTAGCATATGTAGAATGGCATCAACAATACCATTAATAGACACAAAAGGGCTAAGATGCTTGAATTCGGGACTCCAGCTAGCGTAACTATCACAACCTGTAGTAACCAAAGGCAAAGATTTATAATCTTTGTACATATCTATATTTTTAGCAATGATGTGTCGTTCATTACTTTTTTCACCTTTGGGCATACCAAAACCATCACAGGTAAAATTACAACCAAATGTTCTCAAGAAGATTGAGGGTACTCCCATAAAACGGCCTTCGCCCTGAATCGAAAAAAAAAAAGTTCGGAGATTTTAATCTTCGAATTAGTCATTTTTATTTTCCTTATAAAAATTATTTAATACTCATTGTAAATTTAAACTTCTCATCATCTATCACGTCATATTGTTCCTTAACCAAGTGCCATTCGTAAATGTTAATATATTTTTGCTTGCCTGTCAATATGTTTTTGCATAGAAATAGATATTTTTTATCACCTAAACTTACATACTTGTCTTTGTTGGAGTCATATTATATAGTGTACTTTAATCAATGTCAAGAGGATTTTTTACTTCTTCTTCTGCCAATTTATTCTTTTTAGGTAAATTAATGACTCGTTTTTCTATATCTACCTGATCAAGTTGTTTTTTGAGATAATCTAAAAATTGATTGGTGTATTCTCCACTATCATGTTCTTGTGTAATGATTGAATCAATATCCATATGCTCAATCATTTTATATTTGGTTGCCTGTTGTTTCTTTTCTTTTTGGATACGACGTATAAAGGCAAAATAAACTATCTGCGTATAGTATGCAAAAGGATTAGCTGATTTAGATGGATCAAATTTGGCAACCGCAGTCAAACAATTTTCTATACCATCACTTATCATATCGTCTTTAAAAGTATAATTAATAAAATTAGACTTATAAGACAAGTGTGTTGCTATTTTAATAAAGCAATCACCTATATAATTAGGTACCTGAGGTTGTTGTTTGCCTTCAGCAGCTGCCTGGTCTACTAATACCTTATAATCAACTAACGATTGATAAAATTTCTTATTATCAATATAGTGAGATGACGTTGGGATTTCTTCAGTGGACAGTCTTAGATCCTGGGACGTAGATTCTTTCGTTTTTTTCCGTGTTTTCATTACTGTTGTCTTCCAAATTATCAATTAAATTTTCTAAGGCATTAGCTAGTTTATTTTCAATAGTATCAGAGTTCGTATTATTAATTTCTGCTCTAACTTCTTCGTGCTTAGCATCATCTATAAATTCTTTATAGTTTTTAAGTACACTATCTTTTACTTCCGTAGCAGTAATAATTTGATCTGTTTTTAATACAAAAATATTATCTTTAGCTAATTTTATCCAAGGTGTTAAAACGAATGATTCTATTATAAATCCTGCTCTAGGTATTCTAATTTGATCAACACAGACAGGATCTACTATATGTATAGTTTTTTTATCATACAATGAAGAACAATCATCATCTGTACCACAAATGATAGCATCTCCATTAGATAATTTTAAATAACGGTAGTTAAGAGGTGTCATTGTATTTGTACCTTTACCATCCGATAATCGAAATGTTCATCATTATATATCTTTATTCTTTCTATCATGTGTAATAATGTATAATTCTTTTTATTTTTCCAAGTCAAATCGTCACCAATATCATATAAATTACATTGATTTTTAGTTTCACTTGTTCTTAATCCTCGACCTATACTTTGTAGATTCCTAATACGAGATTTGGAGGGAGAAGCAAAAATAATATTATGTAGATTACGTACATTTACTCCAGTTGAGAATGTTCCATACGATGCCACTATTATAGCATCATTTTCCTTTTCTGTCAATTGTCTTACTAACTCTCGTTGTTCTGTATCTGTTCCACCATAAACAAAAAAGACTTGTCTATCCCCACACTTTGACCATATCATATCATAAAGCAATTTGCCATGCTTTTCAACATATTGAAAAAGTACAAGAGTATTGCCTTTTTGATTCAGTGCCAAATTTCTAATGAATTTATTTCTAGGAGGATACTGTACTAAAAAATCCATTTCATCTTGATATGTCACACCTTTTATTGTTTTTCTTATTTCATCTGAATAATCTAGAATTATATTGAATATTTTAAGTTCAGCTAATGTCTTATCAGTCATTAACTTTTTAGTTGTAGTAACTTTGTATACTGGACCGAATAAACCTTCAAGCACGAGTTTATGAGTCTTTGTTCCATCAAGTGTACCTGTAGTTCCGACTCTATAGGGTATCCCAGTACATTTGTGCATGATCCCGGTAAGGCTCTTTGCTTTAAATAAATGTGCTTCATCTCCGTAAATTGCCTGAAATTCTGCAAAGAAACTTTTGGGTAGTTTATAAATTGACTGCCAAGTACTAATAACAACATTGTACTGATTAGACTTTTCATGCCCACCATATATACGATGGCAGTGCTCACTTGTTCTCCATTCGTTCAATCCTGAATAGTCTTGAAAGTCTGAGTATAATTGTTCAACAAGTGAAGTTGTGGGTACAAGGATAAGTTGCCGTCTTTGGTGTTGTTCATTCCACCTGATAAGGCAATAGATAATAAGAGACTTTCCCGAACCTGTCGGCGATAATAATAATTTTCTTCCGTCTTTGATCGCTTGATATACTGCATCTATTTGATATTCTCTTATTTGTATTTGTTGACCTTTGGATGCTACATTTAAACCATTACAAAATTCTTTTACCTCATCATATGTAACTGTATCGCTAGTATAAATATAATTTATATCATCAATAGAATAATCACGTTCCTTAGCAAAGTGTGATATATAATCTTTCAGTCCCACATAAAGTTCTTTTGTAAACATAGAAAATAAATGAATTTTACCATCCCACATACGAGCTTTGTATAGAGGATGAAATTTGGCACCAGGTGCATCAAATGAAAAATAATCATTTAATTCCTGTGATATGCTTGGATCAGAATCAACTATAAGATGTACGTGATTCTTATTTCTAATAGTAATGTCTGCCATTACATTAAGCCATTAGTAAATTTTTGCCATTCAATGGATGACTTTATGTCCCATGTTCTTGAATTGATAGAACGAATAATTTGTTCTAATTGATATAATACTGTTTTGAAATACTCAACCTTATCTGTTAATAAATTAAGATCAGCATCTCCGAGAAGAAACTCATCTATTTCATTTTTTAAAGGTTTTGCTCCTTGCCATTGTTGCCAACCCTCTTCTGCTAATTCATCACGAGACATTTCGCCTCGATAATACCTATATTTTTTTCGTCTACAGTTATAATAATCAGATTCGGCTTTACGCAAATTCAAACGAGTAGAGGATAATAAATTAATATACTTTGCGTGTAGAGTAGGAACTCGGGCAGATTCTCGCCCGAGATTTGTTTCATCAATTTTACAATCCTCCGACCACATTTGCTGTAGTTCGGAAATTTTCATTTTAACCTACTTGAATAATTTGAGCAGGATTACCCATAAAGTTAAAGGTACCATAATGATTCAATGAAATAGATGGATCTAACCAAATATCCCCACCTATGTCTTGCCATCTACGACAGAAGGTATAATCTTCTGAGAGATATCTTTTATCTTTAGGATCAAGCATTGTATCAAAAAGAGCATAAAAATAATCATTTAATTCTGCACTAGTATTAAGATCATTATTATATTTTAGTTCTGGGTATGCTGCAATCATTTTATCTATTGCTGTTCTTTTGATGCACATAAATCCAGTTCCAGCATCATGTAATTTGATCAGACCTCGTTCGATAGCAATCTGTTTAGCTTCTCTATTAACAAATTTAAAATTAATAGCATAATCCGAACCTAAAGCTGCAATTTGTTTATCATCAAATTCTTTATCAGCATCAGCACGAATGCCTTCCTTAATTCTCTGCCAATTAACACCTTTCTTCGGATATGCACCAACTACAACATCTTTATCATGTGCAATTAGTTTAAGAACATCTGTAACTTGAAATTCAATATCGGCATCAATAAATAACAATCTAGAATAATTAGATTGTAGAAAATATGCCAATAATACATTACGAGCACGTGTTACTAATGACTCATTAGCAATAGTACCAAATGCTAGTGGAATATCGTGTTTGTTAAAAAAGGTCAATGTTCTAATAACAGATCTGAAATATGCCTCATTAAGCATTCCACCATAACATGGAGTAGCAATGAATAATTTTTCTTTTCTTAGATCATCAATACTAATTGAAAGGGTACCTGGTTTAGGACCTTCTTCCTTAGATTCTTCTGTTGATTTTTGTGATTCGGGTAAAAGATCAGATGGATCCAATTCTTCAATCATAATAACTCCAAAATGTTATAGTACTTCTACATCAAATATTCTATACTTGAAAGAAGCGATTGCGGTAAAATAATTATATTCCTGTGTTGCTACATCGAAATCAAGTGATTCTAATGATACTGGAAATAAGTCTTTAAAGATTATATTGATTTTAGGATTGTTTGTCGAGTCTAAAATCGTCAAAGTACCATCCGAGTATGCCAAAACTTCCGTTTCATTCTGAGGATTTCTAATAAAAGGAAAACTACTAGGTTTGGTTGAAACATAACTACTAAATTGTGTATAATCTTGTGGGAAACCAATTGCGAATAACCATGTATATAATTCCATATAATTCGACATGTCCTCAGAAATCAAAAATCTAATGGAAAATTCTCCAAGTTGAACCTTGTCGCCTATTTTAGGAATGTCAATAAATGGCGTGGGTTGATTAGCAAATCCCATTGTTATAGCTGGAAGATTCGCAGATTGGCAAGTATATGAAATATTTGGTAAATCTTTTATAGAAAACTTAAACGCATTAGGTCTAAGAAAATCATACGTATTGGGCAAGTTATTTTGATAACTACCTTTGACAATATTAATATTCGCTGTATATGCCATCTATCCCTCCATATTATTATTTATAGGAGATGATAAATCATATTCCCACAGTTCCAATATCTAATAAATCAGGCATCTTCTATATTTTCTTTTCTAGATTTTTTAATTTCAGCACCGTATTTTCTTAGATAATTAATTACAGTACCATAATAACAATCTAAATCTTCAGCAATTTCTACAGAAGATTTAGTTTCTTATTGTATTAATAACCAATTTTTATCTTCTAATTTTTTAAGTGTTTCATCAGACAGATGTATCTGGGTATTACTGATACGATTAAATTTTTGTAGATTAGTATTTACTCTTTTGTCGTACAATTCCTTCATTTTTTCAGGATTGTTTCGGTATCTTAGATCAAATGTATTCTTAGCTTGGGAACGTACATTTAAATTTTGCATAGGATTCAAAAATCCATATTTTGCCTTATTTGTATTTTTTATTTTTTCTCTAACACCTAAATCTTGTAATGCATATTCAACACCATATTTTTCAATCATTTTAGTTTTTAATTTATTTTTGATATCAGTGTTACGCATTGGATGATCTGTTCCAAATCTCTTTAGATGCGAATCTTTAGTCTTACTTCTTACCTTTAAAGAATTGGTACTACATTTAGTTGAACAAAATTGATGGATTATTTGTTGGTCAACTCTCACGGGAGAATTACATTGTAGACATAAAGGGGGCGTTCGATGATTGGCATTCAACAGTACTATTCGTTCTCTGAATCCATAATAATTAATTAAATCTTTGGTTTGATCATTAAACCAATTAAGAATATCGTGATTATTAGAATTTTTAAACCATTCCTCACTTGTTCTTTTACCATTTAAAGTACCATTACTTCTTGTCACTAATTTATTAAATTCTATCAGCATTTTTTATCCTTTATTTTTATATATTATAAAGGATATTAATTTAGTGTCAATAGTAAAAAAGAGGATCCGAAGATCCTCTTTAAGATCGCTCTAACGGCGATTACATCAAATTCAATACTTTAGTACGTCTGTAATATTGGTTGCGATCTGCTGTGAAAGTATCAGCATCGATTGCACCTGTAGACTGAGTCACATATGGGTTAGCAATCATACCATAACGTGTCTTAAAGCCAATCTTTGGCTGGAAGCTGTTAGGATCGATTGCACGAACCATTTGTAGAGGAACATATGGGCAGTAGAAAAGACCTGCGTCATATGGGCTAGCACCCTTATAACCTACTACGTAGAATTGATTGGTTGCGCCAAGGTTTGCTGAATATGGATCAACATAAACGCGATAGCGACCATTCAATACACCAGCAAAAGTATTGCCTGTGTCATCTACATTAAGATTTGTAGCGAGTGCTGGAGCGTAGTCTAATACACCTGCCATTGCTAATGCGGAAGCTACATCTGCTGAGCAAACTAGGAAATTACCTTTTCCTCTACGAGTATCTTGTCCGATGTGATTAGCATCGCGTTCGATATTAAATAGAAGACCTTTGAAACGCTCTACAGACCAGCGGCCATTTGAATCGATGTCTAGATCAAATGTA